TCAAGGCGCGACACTATTGGAATATTCTCCAATTTAATTATGTAGCGAAGGCCAGCAATTAGTAGGGCAATTGATCCCAAGACTGACGCAACTAGGGTTGCTAGTTCAGCTGCAACCATTACCGGACTTTGCCGTATCGCTCGTACTTAGGGTTGAGCCAGTTGATGATGCTAGGCAAGACTGACACTAGAGCGGCATTTGCAATTGCATTGACATCTAGGCCGACTGCTAGATAAGTCGCTAGCGCTGTTGCTAGGAATGTCTTTGCCCAGCTCTCTGCCATTTTCTTTAAGTCGCTCATTAGCTTCTCCTTCGAGGTTGAAATAACTGCCATCTTTGTCTCCCAAAGTTGTGAATGAAATATGGAAATGCGACCGATGAGGGTTAGCGCCGTTATATTTACGCCGCTTCCAACCTAATATCGGACTCATAATCTTGCCATCGTAGATTATGTATTTAATTCTTTTATCGCCCTTCTTGGCTAACTTACGAATCTTCTCGACCAGCGCATAAGCTTCTTCCTTATGTGCCGATAGGTCAGAATCAATATCTATAGCTCTAACGATTCCATCGACTGGTAGATGGTCAGAATTGCCTTTAGCAATGTGCCGAGCATCAGCAATCCAGCCGTCAGACTTCCTATCGCGATCAGGATAATCATCATCAATTTGCTGTCGAAGCTGAATACCAGCCGCGCATAATTTAGCCAAGGCCCAAAGCTTTCAAATCATCAGCATCTAAGCCAAGTGCTGCTAATTTGGCTTCGGCTGCTGCTTTTTTTGCTTCAGCTTCAAGTCTTGCTTCTTTCATAGCAATTTCATCAGCTTGGTCTTTTTCCAAAACTATCATTTCCTCATCGGTGAAAGGTCTTTCAACAAATGTGCCATCGCCTTGATAGATTTTGTGTATTGGTCTGCTCATTAATTTACTCCAAATATCTTAATAGTTCCTGCAAAAGTTCCTGCTCCGGGAAAAAATGTTAATGTAGTAATTGCTGAATTTGATCTCCAAGTTCCCAGCAAATTAGTTGATCCTCTTACTCCAGCATTATTCATATAATGTGCTAATACTGAAGTCAATTTATATGAATCGGTATTGTTATAGCGGTATATTGTTGCAACTGTTATATTGTAGTTTTGATTATTTTCCACTCCAATATCATTGTTGTCGATTAAAGGTATTTTATCGGCGCTGCCATTTCCACTTGGGCCAAAGTTACTGCCTGAACTTTGATATCGAGTGCTCCAAACTGTGTAATTTGACCCCGTATCATTATTTGGTCTTACATAAATGAATGTGCCTGTGCTAATAGTATAATCAATCATTTCAATATAAAGATTTTTATAGCTCGTAGGTAAAGTTGAACTGGTTACCGATGAAGATGAAAGAGTAAGAGTTTCAATCAAAGTTAAAGAACCAGAACTAACAGTTGCCCACTCTGGCGCTGTAGCACCAGAATTAACTCGCAATATTTGATTGGCAGTTCCTAATGGCAAAGCAGTGTTTACATTGGAAGTTGCTGATCTATAAGCAAGTGCGCCAGTAGTTGTCTGTGGATTTAAGTTCTTTGTCGTTGTATCGACTGAACTTCCCAATGTGCGAATTGCAGCTGCGCCATCCTTAACAAGATCAGTATCGTTAGGGGTAGTCCAGCCGTAATTAGTAGTCGTTGCCATTTAGTCTCCTATGCCACAATTGTAGCGTTATACCATTCCAGTAATGGATTTATTGTATTCCAACTCTCTACCGCTGGGACTGAATTCCAACGGAAGGCTTGCAGGCTGAAAGCTATAGGCGATAGGTTCATAGTCAGGTCTAGGCGATTAAGACCTGCAGTCCAAGTCCAACCCTCGACAAATCCTTGAAACTCGCCATCAGTCATATTGCTTGGCAGATTAGTGATATTTAATGGCATACCCATAAATACATTTAGGAGGCTATCTCGGTCGGCATCATCAATCTCTGGACTGGCAGTAGTAAAGGTTATCTGGCGTAAGGCAAATTGAGGGTAAGCGCGGATAAGTAGATAGAACGCTGCTTGGGCTTCGGCGTCAGCTTGATGCCTAAGAGTCGTAGATATTGTGGTAGCTAATTGGCCGTAAAGCGATATCGAGGCTGCATCATCATCAGTTACCGATGCGCTGCCAGTTCCATAGCCGACTGTGATTGCGTTGCGGACATCTCCAGCGCGTTTGACAATGGAAAGAGCTGGGCCAATGGCGTGATTGCCATCAAGATCAACATAGCCGTTAGTCGATAGATATTGGCTGCGGTGTGTTGAATCTGCATAACCTATGCGGCCTTGCGAATCTTCATATAAATAACCCAGTCCGCTAGTGGCATACCCAGAAGCTAAATTATAAACTGTGTCGTTTAGACCAGTCTCTGAGTGCAACTCATAATCGCCAGGAGTGTCTATCTCACCTAGTCCGCTATTTTCTGCATCCTGCCATTGAGTAGTTGCGTCATAATCGTTCCAAGCCTCTGCCGCTGGAACTTCATTCCATTGGTCAAATAGAACTGTGCTAAGTAATTCCTCGATGCGGTCTCCATCAAATTGATGGGCAAAGTTGCCAGTATAAACTGCCCTAGCAAGTCGCGCTAAAGCTCCTACTGCAACGATTCTAATCTGCTGGCTGGTAGCTGTTGATCCTGAAGTCTGGACTGTAATGCCCAAGTCAGTAATAAAGCCGCCAAAGAGATTTACATAATCGCCATTAGAGTCTTGTACTTCTATTGTTACTGCGTCATTCACTTCGTAGGGAACCGCAGCTTCAGCGGTCTCTATAAGACTTAAATTGCAGTAACCAGCAATTGGCTGCTGATAAATATCGGTGCGACCCGAGGTAATAGTTAGCCCGCTAAGGGTCGCGCCAGTAACTGTAACGCCATCAACCTTAACTCTATAGACTGGATTCCAAAGCGTCATAGTGTAAGGGTGTCTAGTGAGCCAGTTCTACTTTGGCTTTCGTTTAAGGCATCAATAACTGCTCGAGTAAATCCCTCGCTATCAATTACTGAAGCAGCATTAACATTAATAACGATTGGGGTTGCCGTTGTCGTCCCAGTCGTTGCCGTTGATCCAGTTAGAGCGCCTGTGGCTGTAATTACGCCAGTTCCAGCACCGCTCGTTATATTGTTTTGGCCGATTAAAGGAACACAATAGTTAAGGCTTTGGCGTATTATTTCTCCATAGTAGTTATATTCAACTAAATAAACACCTTTACCAGATGGACATTCAGCTGAATCTCGCATAATGGTTTCAGATTTCCACATTGTATTTCTTCTCTTATTTTCTGTGGCAGCATCAACATTATCATCAGTAGTTCCCCCCACAGGTCTGCCTAATTCATCAACACCGCCAGTGCCACCTCCAGCCCCACCAGCAGTTAAAAATCCTGTATTACTAAATGAGGCATTTCCAAATGGATTTAACTTACCAAGAAACTGGCTTAAAGGATTGTTCTTTATAAAATCTACGATTTTCTTATAAGCATCATATAGGTCTTGAAAGAAATTGACTGCTTTGCCTACAATGCTAACCACTGCGGTAATACCAGTTACTATGCCGCTAAAAGCGTTTTTTAAAGCCCCAGCCATTATTGGGACAATATATTTATTAAGGAAATTCCAAAGAGCGGTAAATTCTTCTTTGTTATCGTCAATGGCTTTAGTCAAAGGTTTTAATTTATCTTGGATAGCTTGAACCGCTGGGCCAACCTTTGTATTAAAAGTATCTAGTAATTGAGTTAGGATAGGCAATAATCGAGCGCCTACAGATTCTTTAGCCTCATCAAAGGCAACCTGCATCCTTGCCATCTTGCCACTAAAAGTATCTGCCTGAACCGAAGCTTGGCCGCCAAAGGTTTCGGCAAGTGATTTAGTTACATCATCAAAGCTCATTGATTTCAACTCAGCAGCAGAAAGTCCTACGCCAAGACGCTGTAGCGAAGTGTTGCTGCCATCATAAGCCTTAGCAAGGGCTACGCTGACTGCCTCTAAATCCTTGCCAGAACCAGCAGCAATATCTAAGGCTAGGGTTTGTAGTTTTTGAGCTTGGGCAACATCATTCGTAGCTCTTACTAGTTTTTCAAAAGAAGGTCTTAATTTGTCATCGGCAATACCAGTAGCCAAAGACATCTTTAGGATTTGTTCCTCTACTGCTTTTATCTGTTCTCTAGTAGCGCCAGTGGTATTTTCTAAAGTCTGAGCTAATTTGACTTGAGCCTTTTCATCTTCGATAGCTGCTTTAACGCCATCTATAAGCAACTTACCTGCATAAGCAGCAGCAGCAGCAGCAGCAACCGCAAAAGCGGCGGCAGCCTTCTTTCCAAATTCCCCTAGCTTATTGCCAAAGCCTTCAACTTCTTTTTCACCTTGGCCAAGCTTTTTCTTTAGATCATCAACATCTGCAAGGATGGATAACTTAAGCGTTCTATTACCAGCCATTTGTTATCCCCATTTCTTTACAATTGCAGCAAAAGCTTCTTCCCATTTGCGAATTAGTTCAGGCTGAATTTTGCGAAGTGTCGGGTAGATAAAGTAGCCAGAATTGCCGCGTCCTTTGTTGGGAGTGCGTCTGGGAAACTGGCGATAGCGGTTACTTCCAAATTCAAGTCCTGCCCAGAGCTTCTGCGTTGTTGCGCCACCAGAAAACCTCTGAGATGCAAATCCATAAGAGAATTCGCCAATCTTGGATGACTTGCTGATACGGACACCTTCGGCAACTCTCCGAACACCAGCACCCGAGACTGTTCGTCCCAGCGCGGTGACTTTAATTTCATTGGCTGCATAGGTTGCGATGGCATTGCTTTCGGTTCTAGCTTCTTGGATTGCTTGCTCATCCATTGCTTTAAAGGCGCTGAGAATACCGCGTAGCTCGCTACGATCATAAGTAATCGGATCACTTGCCACCGTTTCTCTCCTTTAGTATTTCCAAAGCCGTCAGGACATCTTCGGCATCATCCCAATACTGCTTAGGAATCCGCGTCTCAATTGCCAGAAGCGTTAGAAGATAGTTTAGGCTTCCAGCGGTGTGGCTTTTGGGTTTTCATTCACCACATCAATGTCGGCAACTGTCTCCATCCATACTTCGAAAGATTTAACTGGCTTGCCAGCCGCTTCGCGTTTCATTGCGTTATATGCCAGAAACATAATGTCCCAGACACCGCCTAATTCGCCAATCGTCTTGCCAGTTGCTTTCTCCCATTTGGCATACTCGGGCGGTTGGGCAATATAAGTTGCTTCCTCGCCCGAGTTATATTCAATTTTTATTTGTGATTTCATAGCTCCCGATGCTCCGATCTCTCTTAACTAAAGGTCTCTGTTGGAGTTCCAATTACTGTCATTGTCCAGGTGTCAGTTAGCGCTCCTGGTGCTGCGCCTCCTGCTGTTGGGAAAATTGGCAATACTGTGAAGCTAAATGCTGCTCCTGTTACTGCTGTGAAAGCCACTGTTAATGCTGTGTTTGGTGCAGCTTCTGCATCTGTCCACATTGCTTCAAATAGAGAGCTTGCAGCTCCCCAATCCTGTAGCAATTCAATTGTAAATGTCCATTGCTTATCTACGGACTTATAAGCGCGACCATCAAGAGTTTGATATGTCTCGATAATTGTTTCGCAGCTTAATACCGCGCTTGTTGCTTGGGCGTCGTAGCTAGCGCTATCGAGTGTGAAGGTCACATCGCGCCCAGTTATTACTGTTGTTGGCATTTGGGTCTCCTATGCGGTTTGCTCGTAGCGGACGCTCAAGCGTATATCTGAAACTAGCAGGGTAGTAGTTCCTACTTCAGTTACCGAAGGTCTTTCGACTATTGATAACTCATACTTGGAAGCATTTAATGCTCCAAGAATACTAATGACCATTTGCTCTAAGTTATCTAGGGCAGCTGCATTACTAAAATAAGCAACGCAAGCAGTTATGGTGTAATTTAATTTAACTCTTATGGTTGTCTTGCCTAAGACTTCAAGCTCCATATAGGGCGAATCTGGGATGCAAATTATTGCAGGAACGATGGGCGCTTCTGGAACGGCATCGTAGATATTGGCAGCTACGCCAGCAAGCGCAGTCTTTATAGCGCCTCTGACATCTGTAGCAATTGTGGTTGGCATTATCCAACCATCGTCTCTACATCAAGATAAGGGCCAAGTAAGCCAGTTACTTTGGCAAGTAAATTCTTAGATAAGCGATAAGGGGTTACTGCAAAATCTATGCCTTCTATTGATCCTCCAGCGGCTGTTCTAGCTTGGAAGATTTCGACGGAGATAGCCAAAATTGCAGCTTCAGCATTGGCATTTCCGACATAGGTTGATAGTCCAGAGAGCGCAGCGTTTCCTGCTGGGATAACATTCTTTTCCAATATATCTGCATTGGTGATTGCGACTGTAAAGACATAATCTGATAACTCATCTGCTAATACTGTGTGAGTGCCTGTAAATGGTGATCCGCATCCAGTAATAATTACGGATTGGCCTTCTGTAAATTCTTGAATTGTTGCGGTCTCAAAGTAAGCGACATTATCCTCAAGCTTGACTTTGTTTATCTTGCTCTGGAATGTGACCAGCATTGGCAAAACTAAGTTTTCTGAAGCATCGACAATATCGTTTAGGTAAGCATCTGGATATAGGGATGACGAAACGCCAAGAATCGTCCTAAGCTCTGTGGCCGTAACTATGCTAGGCATTTCGCCATCCTTTCAAGCAGTTAGGTGAGCGGCCAGCTCGGGAGCGGACTGGCCGTCACTATTTGAGTTTTTTAGTTCTTGTTGAAGTAGCAAGCTCCGTCAGCGACCTTAACTGCAAGTGCGCCGTAGCCGTAGTAAGCAACCTCAATTTGACCATTTAGAGCTACATTGGTCTGGAGACGGAATCTGCTTGATTCATACCAAGTGTAAGAATCTGGATTTACTACAATCATCGAACCATCGCCAAGAGGTAATGATGGATGAGCAGCAGTAAGTGATCCAAGTGCGCGAGAAACATAGAGTCCAAGTCCAGCAACATTTCCGCGAAGGCTTTGTGGGCTAGCTACGCCAGCTGCGTTCTGTGGCTGTGATGCTGTGTAGATTGGGCGACCTGAATCGTTGTAGCTCATAATCTTAGACCATTGCTCAGGTGTCACAATAAGGTTTCTAGCAAATCCTAGAGAGTCCTTATAAACCTCAGCAGCTGCTTCGGATACGAAAGTAAGAATTCCTGCTGCTGTGTTATCAGCTGCTGTGGCAGCAATTTGTCCATTGCCAAGCAATTGACCAGCAACGAACTTATCTGTTGCTAGAGCATAAGCGAATTCCATTTGACGAACTAGCTCATCAAAGAATACTGGGTTAGAACGATCAAGAAGTTCTACTGAGAATGTCTGGCCACCTGCATACTTATTAACATTTACTGTTAGAAAGTTGTTGGTCATTCCAGTCTCAACGATTGCATCGCCTTCGTTCTCATCTTCAACTGTTGGAACGGCTGTAATCTTTGGAATCTCAAAGGACATTCCAGCATCTGGTAGAACTCCAGTTGAGATTGCATCAATTGTGCTGCGGTCAGCATTTGATAGAGGATTTATAACCTCAGTTAGCTGACGAGTTGGAATTAAGCCAGCGTTGTTGCTGGTGGTGTCATCTGCTGCCATAACATACTGGCGAGCTGCGTCATCACCAAGTTTAGCGCGGACGCTATTCTCAAGATATTTTGCCTTGGTAAATTCAAGGCGAGGTGCTGTGTAAAAGGCTGGGCGAGACGCCTCAACCATATTTGCTTTAGCTGCTTCAACCGCTTCTTCAACGGCAGGAGCAGGAGCAGTAGTGTCAGACACTTGGTCTCCTTCGTTTGGGTTCTCTGAATCAGCGGTTGCTAAATCAGAATCTTCTTTAGGTGCTTCATTCTCAGAAGCTGCTACTTCGCTTACGCGAGCAGAATCAATTGCAGGATCAGT